ACTGACCGAGGGTAGCCGCCGTGTTGAGATTGATCTTCGGCACCCAACCGGATGTAGCCACCAAGCCCACGGCGTCATTGGCAATACCGTTGGGCTCAATGATAACGCCGATGCCAGTGGTGGCGTAGCCAGCTGTCGTGGTGGTGGTGAATGCGGAAGCTGTCCCCGTAGAGATTACCACAACGTCCCCATACACCAATGCGCCGCCTGACTTGTTCGTCAGCAGCGCGACAACGGAGCGATTAAGAGCTGTGTTCGCCATTACTGATCCTTGTGTTGTTTCTCTGCTTCTTCAAGCTTCTGCTTAAGCAAATCCACTTCGGTCTGAAGCCGCAAAACGAGCAGCGTTAGAGAGCCGAGTTCTTTGGCTACGCGATCATCTATGGTCATGTTTCCTCCTACCAAGATTCTGAGCTGCGAGTAGCTCTGTCTGCCATCGCAGCTATTGTAGTCTCGTGATCTATCACCTTGCTTTTCAAAGCCGCTTTAACAGCGGCCATCACTTCTGCGTTCGTTGCATCCACCCACGCCCCTGGCGTCACTGGATCGGGATGCCCAAAGGCAGCGCGTAGCCGAGGCAGAGCGCTGTCTGGAACTGTGATTGAAATGGTTGCCATGGTCCTCCTATGCGCTGAAGAGATGAACGTACTTCTTCAGGCCATTGTAAAGCACTGGTACACGTCCGTAGTAAGCACCGGCTGCTGTGGTGTCCACTGTGGTGAAGCTCATGTCATAGTTGTTCGTGGCCCCCGCCTGTGCCACCACCTGCAAGCCGAAGGCGTAGGTCATGCCAGCCACCCCCTGGTTGGCGATGTTCAAGCCGTATTGATGCGTGGGCAGCAGGGCTCCCTGCACTTCAGGCGCAGAGATCTGATGCGTGATGCCTGTGGTGACAGCTCCCGCTACGTCAGAGTAGATCAGCCGCGACTGCCCACCTTCAGCCTGGGTGATGGTGATCGCGTTGCCAGGGCTCACGCGAGCATCGCACCAGAAGCCGATAGCTTCGTTGATGCTTGCTCCGGGCGTGAACGTAGGCTGCGCGATGATGCCAATCGGCAAGCTGCTATTGCCTGAGAACGTGGGCCTGCACCACAAGCCGGCTATGGTGCTGGCGCTGTTGGTGATCGTGGTTGTGATCTCCATGTGCCCCTTCTCCAGGGTGGACATGGTGCGAGAGCCGCCAATCACAAACTCGTCGTTGGTAATCAATACTGAGCCCCGCGTGCCGTGGGACGTGCTCTGAAGCGTTAGATCGTCCCCCGAGCCTGTGCCCCCGATTAGCGTCTGCCCACCGCTCCGCCCTGCGAGCAAGGCGTAGCCTGTATGGTCGTCGTCCGAGAGCCCGCCGATGCTGCCGTGGTCTAAGTTGGCCTGGTTGACATCGATGCTGAAGGAGTTGATAACCGCCCCTGTGGGCGTGCCGGCCAATGTGATCTTCGTGCTGGCAGCTGTGACGTTGCCCAAGCTGCTCACGCCTGTGCCGCCCCTGGCGGCGGACAGCGTGCCCGTCCAGCCCACTGTGATGCTCGTAGCAGCAAGCAGGGCCACGGTAGGAGAGCCCCCGAGGGTGAGGGTGACGTTCGTGTCATCCACCTTCGTGAGGGCTGCGGCTCCCGAGCCCAGAAGCCCTATGTCATGCTCGACGCCTGCGTCATCCTTGAAGTAGAGATTGCTTACGCCTGCTTTGTCCTTCGCGTAGAGAGCCAAGCTGTTCGCTTGGATCTGGGCGGCAGTGGGAGCAGTAATCTCGTTGAAGCGCAGGGAGGAGTCGATTAGATCCCACGCATACTTTTGTGTTGGTTTCATTCTACCCCCACCAGAGCATTACTTGTTCTTTTCCCGTTGAGAGGCGGGCGGTGTGATCTCCTGTGTTATTGTTAGCCACCCAAAACACACCAAACCCCAAGGGCTCAGATGCTAAGCTAATCGAGCTGTGGGCTATGGTTTCGCTCTGGGTGTCGTTGTCGAACGTAACATCGTACAAGCTGTAGACGTTGCCGCCAGTGGCGTCGATAATCAGCGAGATCTGCGTTGGCGTGATTGCGCTCATTGCGAGCGTGCTAATCACGGTGGGCATGGTCCCCGCGTGTAGATCAGCGTTGGTATAGCTCCCCCACGTAAAGCGGCTGTTGATATAGTCGAACAGCAGAACATGCCCTGTGAAGGAGCGGAGAGTAGCCGTTGCCGGCACGTTCACCGCAAACCCAAACAGCGGCTTGCCTTCCACCGAGTAGGACATGGCGTTTGCACCAAACCCACCGATGCTATACTGGAGAATGTTAGCAGCCCCCGGCGCACCAGCGCAGCTGGAATTGACGCGGGCGAAGTACATGGACATGCCAGCTGCACCCTGATGATCGAGCGTCGACCAGCCTGTATTCCAGCCGGAGCGCATGACCCAAGTGAAGCCGTTGGACGACATTGCCGTGTTGCCATCGAAGATCGCGGCGCACGTACAGTCCGTCACAGAGAGATTCCGATTCGCTGAATGGAAGCGGCTGTCTCGGTCATAGCATTCGTAAACGTAGTCCCCCTTGCAAGGAGCGGACACATAATAAGTGCGCTCTCCTGGGCAAGGCGTCTGTTGAATCATCGTGATCGGCAGCGTCACAGGACCGTCAATCGGAGCCTGGAAGCATTCATCCCCTCGATACCCTGCCCCTGGGTCCCATCCGCACACCTCAGTGGACGTACCATCAGGCACGTCAAAGGTGATCTCAAACTTCTCGCAGTTGATGGAGAGGCTGTTGATATCGGCTATGTCAGCGCCCTGCACGACAAACGCAAAACAGCCCGTGGCGCAATCAAGCACCAGGGCTCCGTCTTCAACGCAGACTTCGCATGTCTTGCGGGGAGAAGCCCCATAGCCGCCATTCACGTAGGCTTCAATCTGAGCCCGCATGAGATCGAGATTCGCAGCGTCAACGTCCTTGTCCCCTGTGAACACGGGAAGCGTCAAAGCTTTCGGCGTCAAGTCGATTGGAGGAAACTGGGTTTGGGTCTTCACCGAAGCCACCGAGGAGAACGTGCTGCCGTTGTCATCTGTGAACTTGTAGTAATAAAGCGTAGACGCAGACACGGTGATATCCGTGAGCGTCGGGTAGCTGCCATAGGCCGCAGGGATGGTTTGCAGCGCAGAGTAGGAGCTGCCGTCCGTAGAGCGGTATAGCTTGATCGTGCCAGCGCCCGCATAGCTGTAGCGGATGATGACCGAATCATAATACTTGCTCTCCACCCTGACGTTAGTGAAATCAGCTGCCGACATTGAATGTGTCCTTGATCTGCTTGATGGTTTCCCGAATGCCAAGCTGCTTTGCGTGATTCAAGATGTTCTGGCGAGCCTTGCAGGGAGCACAGGCCTCGATGCCAAGCTTCTTGGTGGCCCAAGCGATAGCATCCCCCCACTGCACACCTTCCTGTCCCATCTGCTCTTTAAGCTGTGCTTCCAGGGATCGGTGAGAGGAGCTGGTTGCTGAGAGCACGCCGCCCTCCATCTTCAGCTCTGTGCCTTCGGGATGCGTGACTAGGATCTTCTTGTCGCCAATCTTGAGCACACTATGCATTATTCCTCCGTCATGTTAGCCGACCGGCGCACGTCGCGGTGATCCTTCTTCGGGATGAAATGCAGCGCCCCAGAGCGAAGCACCGGGGAGCTGGACACGTTGGGAAGAAACTCGATACGGACGTTCACCCATTCGCATTCGATAGGGGGAAGGTCATAGCGCACGTTGGTGTATTCATCGCCTGCTGCTTTGGGCTTCAGGTCGTACACCTTGCGATAGCGGAACGTGTTCTTGTGGTCGACTGCCACGCTCAACGCACACTTGGCGTAAGCGTTAGACTCGAACACCAAGGTGGCTCCCGTGAAGGCAGAAGCCATCTCGGAAGGCCGTATCCAATCCGTGTCATAGTAGCGGCTTACGCTGGCAGTGCTGCTGGAGCTGATGTTGTCCAGCTTGTCCGTGGCGCTATCCATCGTGTAAGCAATCGTAGCGCTCTGTCCGATCAACGACTGTTCCGCTGTCTTCGTCCAGCGCACCATCTGCACAGCGCTCCACGGCTGTGAAGTGCTGTATGTGCTGTAAGCGAACTCGCCGGTTTGGTAGTTGAAATCGATCCGCCCCGTATTGCCGCTCGAATCGAGCGGGAAGAAGAAGCAATAGAGATTGCGGTCGTCCATCACTGCGGTGCGGCAGTTGGCTACGCCCGCCTTGTAGAGATCGTTCTGTAGAATGTCCGTCACGTTAGGGGGCAGCGGCTCGAACGTGTTAGGGTTGACGAGCCCGAGCTGGTAGTCGTCCCCCAAGTAGATCACGCCCTTGTCCCCAATAGGCTGGCAGCTGTAGGGAGCCAGCGTTCCAGGAGCCCCCTGGACAAGCCGCTGTGTGAAGCGCACTTGACCGCCCACCCACCGCAAAGCCACCACACCGTCTTCCTTCATTATCATCGCAGCTTCGCCCCAAGGAATGCCGGCGAGCACAGCCCCCGGTGTCTCATTGAAGTTGACTAGGTTGGCTGCGCACTGCGTCCAATCGGTGTCAGGTGTCTCTGAATACTGCCCACGGCGCGGAGCGAAAGCCGACGCAGCCGTGTCATAGATGTTGAGCAGGAAGAGGAAGCCATAGTACGACATGATCGCTTTGGCTTTAGGGGCGGTGCCTGATGCGATTGCAGCTGTGTTGCCGCTCCCTGTCCAGCTCCGTGGATTGTCCTTGCCTTCGTTGACGAAGTAGAGCGTGCCTCGGAAGTTTGCCCATTGAGGCTTATCGCCAGCTGCACCGTTTAGCGCTGTGCCGGTGATATCAGACCAGGCTCCGCTCGTGCTCTTCTCCACTTTCGTAGGACCGATGCGCAGCAGGGTGGTGGCAAGTGTGCTGTCTGCCACATGAGGCATGAGATGAAGAGCGCTCTCCGACATAGCCCCGCCGAAGGTGCTGCTGTAAGACACGCCGCCTCTGCCCCGGACGTTCTGATGGTTTATCAGGACATTCTTGAGCGAGCGGGTGTAGCCCTGCTTTGGAACAGGGAGAGACTTGTCGAGCCCCCTAAAGCCAGTGATGGGAGCAGCTTGCTCAGTTGCCGAAGCCATGGTTCACGCCCCTTATCGATAAAGCCCCGGAGCAGTGACGTTCAGGAGTTTCGTCTGCACAGAGGGCACGTTGGAAGTGGAAGTCGCCACCACCTTAATCAGGTAGGGGCCTTCTGTAGAGCCTGCGCGAAGCGTCACTGTCACCACCGTTCCACTAACGGAATGGGTGACAACACGGTCGTCCGTGACGTTCGCCCCGGTGGAATTAACAGCAGACACAACAGCATCGCGCACGTTAGTGCTCTCTGGAATGAAGCCGCTAAACTCAAACTCTTCATCGAACTGTTCATCTGTGAAACGCTCCAGTACGGCAGTGTAAAGCAAATCAGCCATTAGAAAAACCTCGCATGGTTGTGCATGGTGTTCACTTTCTCACGAGCTGCCGGCACTAGCTCAGCTTCAAGGGTAGCGAGATCCTGCTTGAGTTGTTGCCGCTGTTCCATGCCGAGATCGTAATCGGGAGCAAGACGTACCGCGAGCCTATAGATGATGTAGTCTTCCCATCCCAGAGGAAAATCGGGGTTGTCGTACTGACTATCGAAATCGTACAAGGGCCGCTTGTAAGTAAGTACGAGTAAGTCTCCATTGTCGTATTCCGTGGATGTAGCCCAAGTATCTCCCTGGGTGGTTTCAGCGCCCTGTAGCCAGAACAGCCGCCAGCTGGCTCCGCTTCCCGGCTTGGTCTCCGAGGAGGCAGTGTGCGTTAGGATGCAGGTGTAGAAGTGGCCGCTCTGTGACTCAACATCGCCAGCGGTGACACTGGACGGAGCAGGCCAGAGATAAAGCCGCTGATCGCTAAGCAAGCGAGCCCGCTTCAGGTAGAGCTTCAGAGGATCGCCTGTGTCGTTCTTCGGCACCAGGCGAGAATACTCCTCCGCAGAGATGATATCCAAGAGATCGCTGTCATCCCCGTCTGTGCCGCGCACAGTGGCCGACAACAACTCTTGAATGAGCGGAAGATCCTCGTCAGCGCTGAAGATGTAGCGGCCTGCCACCAGGGGCAGATAGGCCGTGTCCTGAGCCCAGGCGCTCTTCGCCAGGCCAGTTTGCTTCAGATCTTCAGAGCGGAGTAGGTTGTTGAGCGCACGGACTGCTTCGCGCAGCTTATGAACCGGAGGGTTGCCGTCTTCGGGCCAGCCCTTGATCTTGCGCAGGGCCGACGCGATAACCTCGTTGCGTGTGAGAGCGAAATCTGCTGTTGACCCTGTAGCCATTATCTCGGTCCTTGATAGTTAGGCGGAAACTCCACTTGACCCGTCGCTGGATTCATGCGGGGGAGAGGAGCGTTGAGCGGCGGAGGCGGCGGCTTAGCTAGGCCTAGACGCTGCAATAGCTGTATCACGGTGTCGTTCATGCCCTGCGCGGCCTTGTTCATGCCCGGTGTGTCGAGCGGGATGATATTCCGAAGAATACCCTTTGCTAGTTCGCTGGAAGCGTCATCTGCCATATCTGCTCCTTGTCGGTGTGGTGCGATTGAAGAACAGCGCAGCCATGCTTGTCGGGCTCATGGGGCTTGCCCCGTAATCCGGCTGCTGGTACTGCTCCTGCTTGTACTGCTGCTGCTGATAGGGATTCTGCGCATAGGCCTGCTGCTGGTACGCTTGCTGCTGGTAAGCCGGCTGCTGGTAAGCCTGCTGCGTGTAAGGCTGCTGAGCGTAGTTCTGCTGCGCATAAGCCTGCTGCTGGTATTGCTGCTGAGGGTAGAACATCGCTCCCCCTTATGTCTCGAAGATGATCTCCACGATCACGTCTGACGTGGGGCCTGTGGTGCCGGCTGTACCAGCGGTGGTCAGACATGCCGCAACAAGGCCGGAGCCATAGGCGAGCCCATCATGGAACACAATGGTGCTCTTGGTGGCCGCAGGAATCTTAATGGTGTAGTCGGGGGCCGTAGTGCCCACCGTGACAGCGCCCGCCGCAGCATCCCAAAGCTTCAGGTAGCTGGCTGCGCCAGCGTTGGCTGTGTTGTCCACCGAGATGCTATGGATCATCCCCGAAGAGTTGTCCACCCCGTCTTTAACTTCGGCAAGGTCCGTGTTGCGATACTTGTAGAGCCCCGCAGGAGAGCTGATGTTGATCGTGCTAATTGCCATTTAATTCTCCTAATACTGCCATTCCCCTGTTTCAAACTGCTTGACGACACGAGGACCTCTGTGGCCCACCTGAGAGTACCACTTGCTATTCCGAGCATGTCTCGCAGCATCTTCCCACCGACCTTCCTTCAGAGCAGCAAGGGTGCTGGTAAAGGTTTTCATTACAGGCACGCCCATGTTGAAGCACATATTGAGAAGAGCTGCTTTGCGAGGCTCATCCAAGTCTGCCGCCCAAGGAAACGCTTCGAGCATTTCTTTCAGATGGGAGTTGTAGTCGTTGGTAAAAAGGTAATCGATCTCATCTTCAGAGAGCCCCCGCTTCAGATTGCGACCGATACCTATTGTCGGAATGTTGAGCGAGTCGTAGTACAGCAACGCCGAGCGCTTCTCGTCACGCTCTAGCTGCCGTTGTACCTGTTCCTTAAAGGTCATAGCTTACGCCGTGGGCTGCTGACCGTCCCAATAAACGTACACCTTGCCTCCGCTGAGCGTGAGGCAAACTAAGCCGTTGCACTTCAGCGGAACGGGGAAGATCATAGGGGGAGCCTGCACTTCGCCGCTTGTGACGATGTTCAGGATTTCTTCGTAGATCACCTTACCGTTCTTGTCGGTGAGGACGCAGGTGTCGTTGTCGGCTCCGCCACTATCCACAGTCCACTTGATAGCTGTGATGCGGAAGAGATTGCTTACAATCACCGTGGCAGCTGCCGAATCGAGCACCAAGGGATTTGTGGTAATGTCGTTAGCCATGCTTTTCTCCTACATACTGATTGATATCGCGGATGCGAAAGTCGGGCTTAGTGCGCCAGAGAGCCTCGTAGATCTCCTTGGTGAATTCCCAATCAGCCTCCGTGTCGATGGAGTAGCTCACCCCTGGGTTGTAGATGTAGGGGGGAGCGCTGATTGTTCTCACCTTGAAGTTTTCGAAAGCCCACTTGTGAGGATGCTCCCGCTGGTGCGGGGGCAGCTTTTGCTTGTCGAGCATTTTGAAATAACGGGCATCATAAACTTCTGCTCCGAGTCCAGCAGGATAACCGTTATCGAGCACGTTCCTGTCCAGGTTGGTGGTGAGCACGTCCCAGGGGCAGGGGTTGTCGTTGTAGTAGTTTACGATGCGGTCGATCTCGTCCGGGTCCACCAGAGTGTTATCCCCAGGGATACGCACGACAACAGAAGCATCCATGATATCAGCGGCCAACGCATAGCGATGTACCAGATCGTTAGGATCGCCATGATAGTCGAGATAGGGTATCCCAAGGCTTCTGGCGGCTTCTATCTGTATCCCACCATTGCTTTCGTGTGGGATCGCCAACAATATCGAGGAAAAGGTCGTCGCTCGTGAGATGCGCTTTAATACGTGCAAGATTTGCGGATAGCCACAAAGCAGCCTCCCGTTCTTCCCAGGTAATCGGCTGTTGCCCATCCTGCTCTGCACTACGCATACGGTCTTCATTGATGCCTCGTCGCACCCGTGAGGGGGAAAGGAGATCCTCGTAAACGGGCAATGTCCGCATATTCGCACTCCTGTATCTCAATCTTGCCGTCACCGCGAGCGGCTTCAAACTGCCGGATCTCACGACACAGCAGCTCGAAGCCGCGCAGTTCGACAGAGGCCGCATGGTCTGAGCCCTTCATGGCCCTGTCCAGGGTGATGTGACGCTCGACAATGCGAGCGCCCATCGCCACGGCGCAGAGAGTCGTCCAGAGCCCCACTTCATGCCCGGAGTAGCCGATAACGCATTCCGGGTACATGTTCTTCAGCGTGTAGATACGCCGAAGATTAAGGCTCTCTACGGGGGCGGGATAGGTGCTTGTGCATGCCAGGATGCCCAACTCGGGCACCCCATGGCTTTGGAAGATGCCGATGGCCTTCCGTACCATGTCGAGATCGCTCATGCCAGTGCTGACGATCACAGGGGCTTTGATCGCGGCAATAGCTTCGAGGAGCGGAATGTTCGTGAGGGTGGCTGAGGCCACCTTGTAGATCGGGTTGCCGATGGACGCAAGGCCATTCGCAGCTTGAATGTCCCACGGCGAAGCGAAGCAATAGAGGCCCCGCTCCCATGCGAAATTCATCAGCTCTTCGAACTGGCTCCAGCTGAATTCCATCTTCTGCCGATACTCGATACTCTTCATTGGCCCGAAAGGGGTGTCGCGTATCACGTCCCACTTCTCGGGCGGGAGACTCATGTGCGGGGTGCGCTTCTGAAACTTCACAGCGTTCGCGCCGGCCTTAGCCGCCCCGATGATAAGCTCCTTCGCAATGTCCATGCTGGCGTTATGGTTGACGCCAATCTCACCGATAATGAATGTTGAGTCTTTTGGAAAGATTATTCTCCCTCCGAGAAGGTTCCATCCCACAATTTATTCGCAAGGCATTCCCCATGGAATTGCACCTTGTCCAGCGCTCCCTCTTGCTGCGCGACAGAGATCAGATCCAGGGCTTGGTTGGTGAATTCCAGCCAGGCTCCGGTGGTGAGGATTGTCTCCCCTGCGATCTCGATAGGCAGCGGGCGCACGTCGATGCTCTTGCCGGCGATGCCGTCCGCATGCGTCTTCTCAATGGAAGGCATCATGCAGTCGAGCCCGAAGATATGCAGCTCGCGGAAGCCAAGGTTGAATGCAAGAGAGATGGAGCAAATCGCCACACTGCCCCCGCCATTTACGACGGAGCAGCGGGTGTAGCCCGCATCCCTGCGCAGGTCTTGGATCTTCCGATCATCCCTGCTATCGAAGATGTAAATCTTCTCCCCCACCACTTGGTCGAGGAAAGAGGGATTCGTCACAGAGGCGAACAGATACGTGACGCCGGGAGCCTTCTCACTGAAGCCGTTCACTTGGTCGTCGGTGCAGTCGAGGCTCACCACGTAGTCGGGCTTTATGCCGTGCTGGACACACCAAGGATACATCCGCAGAATGGATATAACTTGCATACCCTGCTTTTGTAGCTCTCGGATGGTTTCCACTTCTCCATCAATGGAAGGTCCGCCAGCGACAATGCACACTCCTCCGTGCTGCGTCTGGGTGATCTCTGAGAGATCGGGGAGCTTCCTTGCGAACACGTCGCGCATGTTCCCGTACAGCTCTTCTTTGGTGAACTTGCAGACCCCGCTGAAGGGCGGCATCTTGCGCAGCTCTTTTCCGTCCCATTCATCTCGCACATACTCCACCCATTCGGTTGGCTTGGGGTTGTTGATGGTGCGGCCTTCGGCCCGCTGACAGAAAGCGTAGCATTCCTCATCGATGAACGTGACGAAGAAGCCTAGCTCTGCCAATGCCCAATGCAGATTGTTCGCACAGAAATAATAGGTGTGCGCAATCTGCACGTTGCTGTGGATGTTCGCTCGAAACAGTCCGGGCGTGTAGATGTAGAGGAATGACTCCGGGGTCATCAGCTCTCTTACCTTACGCAGATCGTTGAGATCCGTGTAG